GATATCTCCGTACCATTTACAAGCATGCCAGTGGTGCCTGGCGCTGTCTCACGCCTCGCCCCGTCAAACACTGGATTCAAAGGAAATCTCTTTAATAATTTCTGATGGTCTAATTTTTTACCAGCTAAATCGGGAACAGATATTTTAAACGTTCCACTTCCAGTGGCATCCACAAAATCTCCATTAACTAAGTCTGGTAAGGAGTTTGCGAGACGAATATTATTTGAACTTACACGACTTATATAATAATTTTTACCATCAATTAATTGACCCAAAGATCCACTAATCACATTATATGTAACAACTTCTCCAGAATAGAATCCATGATCTGCTGCACCCTCTGTAACCTGTATTAACTGTATAAGGTCTCCGCCAGTGGCGCCAGTCCACGTTACAGAACGGTCTGGTGCAACTATGGGTTCATTACCTAAACTTGGAATTGATGGTGAAGCAACATATGCATGAGGATGTGGTGGTAGTGCAAATGCATTATCACTATCATGATCATACACATTTTGAACATCAGTTGTATATTTTGTAATATTATCATGAAGAGAACTATTTCCTCTTTTTAATCTTCTTCTTATAAATGCAAAATTGTTTATACCAACTCCAGGCAAATCACCTAAAACAAATGATGAACTACTAATAACACTTAAAACACGACCAACAGCGATTAAAGTAGATTGACCATCTAAAACTTCAATACTATCTTCTTCCAAAAATCCATGATCAGAAAGAGTGGTAATATTAAAACTACTACTCGATTGTCTTACAACAGTTTTAGGAGTAAATCTAACAGAGGTATTATAAACGAATGATCCAAAATTGGAATCTTCTGAACTTTTGTAAGCTCCAAATGTTCCAACTTTAACTTTATCTCCCTTATTAAAGTAAAAAGTATTATCGGGTATTGGAAAATCTTTTAAAACACCAGTGATTAAAACTTCTATTTTCTTTGTATTATTTGCAAAAGAATATCCATATGCAACATTATTATATCTGACATCATCACCAATACTTAAAACATCACGAGCCGTGTCTACTCCAACAAATTGATTTGCAGTTTTACCTGTATAGGTTACAACACCAGCAACACTCGCTGTCGGTAATGACAAAGAACCACTTGTAGGGAATCCAACTGTAGTATCAACTGTAATCACAGTGCCACCGATTGATACAGGATCGGTCACACGAGTTCTGCCTGGGACTATAAAGTTTCCATCAATTGAATCTTTTGATACACTAATCTGATAGTAATGTTCTCCACCATATAAAAAGTCTTTTACATCTGATATCGCACCAGAAGCACCTCTAATATTCTTGTCATCCTTATCAGCATCTTGAAAAAGTGTAGAACCTTTTAAATTTCTTGGATCGCCCTCAATTGATTTTACTACAAAATCTTGTGCAAAACCATAATCTGCATCAGATGGTTTGATTAAAAACTCTGATGGTTTAATAATATTAACTTCTTCACCATATAATGCTCTGAATAAAATTTTATATGATTCCTCGGTTCCCTTTGTACGATAAAAATCTTTAATTTGTCGAATAAACTTGACCTTATCTAAATCACTATCTAATTTACGATTCTCAAATCCACTTGCGTAAGTTGTTTTTAATTTATTGAAAAATTCACGAATAAAAAGATTTGATAAATTATGAACTTTACTACCGCCTGTGTGTGCAGCGCCAACTGATGTCTTAAACTCTACCAGATCTGGTTTTGTAGGTTGATCTAAATTAGATACGCCACTAAAACCTCGAATACATCCAGTGAATGATGTTGTTCCAATTCCTGTGTATGTAATGATTTCATCATCAATTTTTAACAGACCATACTTATTCGGATATCCCTTTGTAGAGTCTACAAAAATCGTAGAAGAGTATGACTCAGTATTTGTTGATAATCCAGTAAATTCGGTAAGTGCAGCACCAACATATGTTTGTAATTTAGTATATCTGTCAAGATTTTCAGCAATGTTGATTGAACCACCCTGATATTCTTGAGAGATATAGTATTGTTTCATGAAATCCACAAAAAGTGGATTCTCAGATTGCACAAACTCAGGCAACTGATTTTCAATTACCTGATTGATTTCGACTCTTTGTATTGATGTGTCTATCATTAATATCCGCCGCCAGAGCTAGATCCACCACCGCCACCAGATGATGTGGTTGTAGTAGTGGTTGTACTTGATGTTGTGGTTGATGTTGCATATGTACCACTACTTGATGTTGTCGTTCCAGTTGATGAAGCGGTAGATGGTAAGATTGCAGCAGCTGTTGAGACTGGAGAATTTGATTTTCTTGTAAATGTTGGCATATAATAACTATGCGTATGAACAAATCTTGATCCAGAAGTATTTTCACCTGATGCGATTAAATCTTGAACCATATTGATTGTTGTGTTTGTCATATCGAACTTGACATATAAATCTCGAAGACCAACAACATCATTTGAATGTGGAATTGCTTGAATTTCAACTACGCCGTTTGTAACCACTGTTGAAGTTATATTTACAGTATCTATAAGAACTTCACCATGCATATAATCGACTGTTCCAGCATTTTTCTTAATAATGTTAGGAGTTCCACCCTCCGTGTATGTAAAGAAGAATATTTGACCTTTTTCACGATTAATTACTTCATCAGCGAGATAAACAACCCCTGTTACACCTTCAACTGTAAATCCAGTTGATACAACATTGTAGGCGCTTTCTTGAGTGTGGAATCGATTACCATAACACACCTCATATTGAGCAAATTGACCTAAAACTGCTTTTAAATCACGTCGAATTTTCACAAGTGTGATGTTTGATGTAATTGATGAGTCAACACTATCAATTAACGACACGGCCTTACTATACTTGAATCTACCACCAAATTTATTCACATCAATCGAACGTGAGTATTGAGTCAATGCGTTTGAAACATTAGTTTTAAGATTATCTGAATCATCATTCAAACTTGGATTATAATATGGTGTTGTATTGAGTTCAACATACAAATATTTTAAATCAATGAACTCTGGTACAATTCCAGCAACTGCATAACTCTTTAATTTTTGTATTAACTCTCTTTTTGTCTCATCTGACAGAAAATCACCATTTCGAGGTTTTACCGAGATGAATACTTTACCAAAACGAGGTGGACTCATTTCTTCACCACCAAAAGCAGTTACAGATTCAACATTAGGGTAAATATATCCTAAAACTGATTCATAATCAGATGAAGTGACTGCACGATACTGAGAAGAGTAAATTCTTGGTGCATAATACTTAATTGATGATATTGATTCGATATTATCACCATCTCTCGACTTTTCTTCAGTTGTTACGAGACCAATAAGCGCTGGATTGATAGAACCACCATCTTGATTCGTAATATTTCCTACAAAACTAAATTCAGAAGCTCCATTTCCCTCTCTTCCATCGGTTACAATGTATGAAGCAGTAACCACGTTACCATTTGATAACTTTCTAGCAATTACATTGTCACCAAAAATTAATTCATATCTTTCATCTTCAATTTCTTGCAATAAGTAGGAATTTGACGTTGAAGTGACTCCTACAATGTTGTCAATCTGTTTATATGTAACAGTGGACGTAGAGGTTGAAGTTGGTTTAACTTTGACCTTGATTGTTGAAGTATCAATGAATGAATTATCAAGAATAAACTTTTGATTGAACAAAGAAGTATCAACAGTGAAGGTTTGTGTGATATAACTACCTTCATATATTTCAACATTACTAAATTCAGCAACTCCATTCGTTACAGGAATTGTGATATCCTCTGGAATGCTGAATATGTAGTTAGTATTCTCACCAGAACCATTACATACGATACCAGAGTTTAATGTAAGTGTTGAAGTGTCTAAAAGACCACTTACAATGAAAGATATTTTTGCTCTTGCGGATCTACGAGACCTCGGAACATAACCAATGTTTCTTGCCAGTGCAACAACGTTTTCTCGAAGTGTCGCAGAGTCAAGAAAACACTCATTCGCTGCCATATTGGTATTATATGCAGTTGTATATGTATTATATGCTAGTGCATCAATAATAATTGAAAGGTTCGACCCTTCAAAGTCATAATCTGTGAAATTAGTATTCGCCCTCAAATAATCTTTGATAGACGTTTTAATTTGGTCAAAATCTAAATTGGTGTATTGTCCGAAAGCCATTATACTCTAGCTGGAAAAAGAAGAACGTCCACTTCTTGAGTTGGTGTAGACAAACCAACGATTTCATATTGAACTGTGCAATTCATTTCATTTGTATCTGGTGAGATACTTACAGTTACACGAATATCACTAATTCTTGGTTCATAATTTTTTAAAGATGCTTTAATATCATCAGAAACTCTTATTTCGTTCAATGTTGTATTTAACTCAAACAAAGATTGATTCACTATTGAACCAAAATTAGGTTCAAAAGGTTTTTCTCCAAGAATTGTAAAAATTATGTTCTTTACAGACTTCTTTATTGCATCTTCATCACGAATTGTTACCACATCATTCGTCACAGGATGACGTTTGAAGGATAAATTGATATCTTTAAATGCTCTAGAAGACACTACTTACACAAAAAGTTTGCTGTTTTTATTTATACCACTTTTTCTATCTTTTTACGACTCTAATTCTGTATTTTTCCGATTCTAAAGCGTTAATAATGTATTTAGCACAAATTCTTGGGTCTTTTTCGCCGCAAGTGAAGAAATCTGCGTTCATACGACCCATTTCAGGCCAAGTATGACAAGAAACATGACTTTCAGAGAGTGCAAAAAGACATGTGACACCAATTGGACTGAATTTATGTGTATATTCATTTAATATTGTCATTTCCGACTTCAAAATCGCACGAGTAAAGATGTCACGAAGAAAATTTGGACTATTTAAGTCTTCAAAGTAGCCATCATAGACATCTAACATCAAATGTTCTGACATTTTACTCAATTACCTCTGAAAAATCATCTTCCAACACTTCTCTGAGATAAGATTCATCCCAATAGTCATAATAATCTGTTTTTGCAAGTTTTTTTCTTGCTTCTGTGAGTTCTTTTCTCGGTTGACACAACACTAAATTGTATTTTCCGTTACTTGTTTGTACATTTTGTATATATGTCTTCGT